CCCACGCTGGACTTGGGTTCGTTCCCGTCCTTTTCGTGCATGACCACCAGCCGGGGAAGCGACCCGCGCTCCATGTACCGCCGGGTGCTTTCCACGATGTCCTGCACGCGCTCGTTATCGAACTTCGTCAGTTCGGGGTCCGATTCGCCGTCCAGCGCAGGGTCGTAGGCGCAAAACACTTCCAGCCCGTGAATGGTCACGGTCTTACCGTTGTCCGTTACGCGGTGGGAAGGAGTGTTCATTAGCGCAGTATCTCGCAGGAGTTATTGCAAGTCAATGGGTTAGGCAAATACGCGATAGGGAATGCTTGGTTCAGGCGTGAACGTCGGGAGAAACGCTTCCTGCTCCTCCGTCATCTCAAACGCCACCCGCAGGTTGGCGTGAAAGCGCGGGTCGCCGGGTCCGTCGCTTTTGCCGTCCTCGTCAATCGCGGGCGGAATCGGTCCGATGAAATCCACTACGCAATTTGCAACCGGAACTAACGCAAGTTCCCCAATGGACACCTCTTGCTCAATGAGGATTCCTGCTGCTTCCAGCGCATCTTCCATTTGCGCTTCCGTATCAGTTCGGAGCATGAAATCGGTCATAGGGTAAGGTTTTGGATCGTGGAGTCAGGCAGTCGTGTCGGCCAGTACTTGATCTGCCGGATGGAGTTGTTCAGCACCACGTTGGCATCGGTCAAACTCGTGCCGTTGGTGCTAGTCGCGCCGATGACGAGCCATGTCGGGGCCACCGAGAACGACAGCGACGAGCCCGTGGCAACGGTGCCGCCGTTCAGGCATACGCTTGCGCTGCTTCCGTTGTACCCAAATGCGCCCTTCGTCCTTGCGCCGCTTGTGAGCGTGTTGGCCGTGGTGATTTGATTCGCGCCGCCGAAATCCCGGAGCCGCAGATTGCCTGCGGCGGCGGTTTGCATCAGGTGCAGGTGCTTGTTCGCAACGTCATCCGTGGACAGCACCGTGCGGTTGGTGCTTCCGCTTGCGCCTTCGCGCACTCCGCCGAACCAGTCCGCGTAAAACGTGCCTTGCGTTCCGCCTTGATACCACGACGAGAAGTTCGTCCCGGTCATTAGGCAGAAATCAGCCGCCCTCGTCGCCGTGCTCGTTCCCGTCGGAATATACGAGCCGCTTGTAGTTCCGTATTCCGCTTGCACGCCCCACAATGCGAGGCCATTGGTTGTCGATCCTGCATAAGTGTCATCGTTAGGCGTGGTGCTGCTCGCACGGTTGACTTGCAGGAATAGACTGGTATTCGCGTTGTAGGTTCCTACGACCGTGCAGCGATACCAACCATTCGGATACTTCACCCACGTTCCAGCGCGATTCGGCGCGGTTCCGGCCACGGAAACGGCGGTGCCGCTTGCTCCAGTTTGTGTAGCGGGATCGAGATCAAACAACGCCGACGCATTCATAAATCCGATGGCGTTGAGGAATAGCCTGCGAGGATTCGCGGGATCAAGCACCTTGGCCCAAACACTCACCGAAGCCGGACCTGCCGATCCCGTGATGCCTTGCGTAATTCGATGCAAAGCGTTGGCTGTAGTCTCGTTGAACTGAATCGCGTTCGCAGTCCCGTTCGGCGAAGTGATCTTCGTTGCGTTTGCGGTGAGGTTTGTGTAGCCCCATTGCCCCGTGCCTGTTGATGGGAACGATTCCGAGTTCAACACGGTGTTCGCGCTTTGGCCCTCAATCAACAGCCCGCGAGCCGTCAAAGTCGCCGGGTCGTAGTCGAAGCGTGGCGAGTCCCACTTCGCAGAACCTGTATTACTGTTCGGAACATAGGACAGACGCGGTACTACCGTTCCGTACTGCACCTGCGGGTCGCGGATCGTTACGTCCCCGAGCCTACCGATGCCGTTGCAATCCACCCCGAAGATGACGTTGCACGATGTTGCAGTCGTCGTGGCCGTGCATGTATAGACGCCAAGCCCATCGGTTCCCGACTTCGGCAACGATTCAAACGCTGTGAGCGAGTGCGTCGTTCCGTTCGTGTCGGTGTAGAAATACTGCTGCCCGGTGAATCCAAATCCAGCCGTGTACAGGTCGCTCGTTCGGAGGTTCGTATTAGTAAACGCGGTGACACGGAACGAGAAGGTGATCTCTAGTGCGTTGGCTAACCCCACCGACTGCAGCCAAGTCACTCGTCCTCCTGCACCATTGAATCGCACCGATCCATCTCCGTTGATGGTCGTCGCGCCCGTTCCAGTAGTGGTTTGCGTCCACGACGTGGATACCAGCATCGTGCTGTTGCGAATGTGGTTTGCATCCGCGTACTGCACCAGTCCGCTGCTGTTGATGAACGTGGCATCGCTCAACCGCTGAAAAGTCAAACGCGAATCAAGGATGCCCGTGGTGAAGTCCAGCGTGAGCGTGGAGCCGTCGCCGTCGTTGTTCAATAGCAACGCCGAACGGGATGAACCCGACAGGCCGGGACGGTTGTAGCGAGTGCTGCGACGCATTAGAGCGTGGTCACGAACACGCCCATCGTCGGCGTGCCGCTTGCGGCCTTGAACTGCACCTGCACCAACTGGTGCCCTGCAATGTCCACCATTGCCGACGCGGGTTCCACATTACTCGCCGCTGCCGTGCCGGGGCTATAAAGGTTCGCCGCCGGAGTGCCCACAACCTGCGCAATCACCGCGAACGGTCGCTGCGTTGCGCTATCAAGGCTGTAGGTCGGGACCGTGCCGCTGCTGAACGTCAGGTTGAAATCTGCCAGCACGGTCGGAAGCCAGTACGTCAGCCCGTCCGCGCTGTTGACTTCGCCCGTGTACCCCACCACGCGAACGCCCGTCGCGGAACCGATGCTAGTGCTGCTCGCATAGGGCATGATCCGCAGCAGCGAAGGCGACATCCCGTTCAACTGCTGGTCATACACGATGCCGCTTGACGGCTTGGTGGCCGAAAGGGTGGCGATGCTCGCGTATGACGAACCCACGCTTGCCACGCTCACGTTCGTGTAGGGTCGCTGATAGGTGATGATCGTTGCGTCTGCCATGTCGATGCCTTTCGTTTCCGGAACGCTATCCATCGTAGCGTCCTTCAATGCGTACACAATCCCTTGTGTCAACCCGATACGAAACCTGCGTCGGGGAACTTGCCCGTGTCGATCAACGCCTGCCGTCGCCCGTTGTGCCGCTTGATGGCCGCGTAGTTGGGTTGGCCGTCATCGTCCACCCACCCCTGCGCCATCGCCACGGCAACCGGGATGGGCTTCCATCCGCAGCGACAATTGAAGCCGCCGGGGGTGTTGATCCCCTGCGCGTCAATTTGCCCAACGGTCGCCACGTAGCCGTCCATCGCCCGGTGCGTGTCGCGGGTCCGGTTGTCCTTCGTCGCGCTGAACTGCATGACCGGGACGAACGCCTGCACCTTCTCGTCCCGCACGATGTCTAACTGCCCCTGCGAGGATGCCCGGTTCAGATTGGTCCGGTAGACCGTTTCCAGCCGTGCCGCCGTCAGGTCGGTCCCCGTGGTGAGCGTCGCCTGCTCCACGAAGTCGCCTACCCCTAGCCGTTCAAGCCGCTTTCCGGCCACCGACCGGGTGACATCTCCACGTATCACCTTTGCCAGCAGGGACTTGACTTCCGTAGCCTGCTTCGCCGTCATGCCTGTGACGAAGAACGCGCCACGGGCAATCGCCTGCACGCCGGGGGTCCGGCGCACCTGCACGCCTTCGGGCAGGGTTGCGGCCTGCTGCCCCGGCACGGGCGGGGGCTTGGTGCCCAGCATCGCCGGAAGCACCAGCCGCGCCAAGTCGGGGCTGCGGTCCAGCATCTTGGTCAGGGCGGTATTGGCTTCGTCCTTCCGCAACTCCCCGGCGGCTTGGAAGGCGTTGTCGATCAGCGCATCCCACTTCGCACGGGTGATCGGGAGCAGGTCGGCAAATCTGCGGATGACTTCCCGCGCTGGCCCTGCCTTGAAGCGCACCCCGATGTCGGGGATGTCACGGTCGAACCGGGCGGGGGCGGTCGGCTTGGGGATGCTCACCCCGGCGGCGTGCAGACTGTATTGCGCCCCCAACGCCCACGACGCAAGCAGCAGGGCGGCGGTATCGGCTTCCCATGCGTCCCATTCGGCGGTCGGGTCGCGGTCCTCCACCTGCGCTGCGATGGCACGGCGGTACGCCTGCGCCCCGTCCGCATAGACGGCGCGGAGCAGGTCCGCGATAGGCGCGGCGCGCTTCGCCACGGGTTACACCCACCGCTTCATCGTGAACGTCACAGGGGCATCCGGGGCGGGTTCCGTGCCTTCCGGCGCGGCGGTCCCGTTCTTGCCGAGGATGGCATCTAACGGGTTGCTGCCTGCCTGCGAGGAGCCGAGGATGGGTTCGTCCTCCTGTGGCTGCGACAGCCCGAGCAGGTCGCGCACCTCGCGTTCGGACACCCGGCCACCCATCGCCACGAACTTCTCAATGGCTTCCAACCGCTCCTTCGGGTCGGGTCGCTCCGGGGCAAACTGGAAGCGCAGGGCGGTGGATTCCTCCTCCGTCGCCCCCAGCATCCGCGCCACCACCCGCACAAAGTCGTTCGTGAGGCTGTCGGCCAGCGCGTCCGCGTGGTAGCGGATGATGCGGGACAGGGTATCGGCGTGCAGACTTGCCACCCCTGAACCCAGCCCGGTGCTGCCAGCCTCGCTCGAAAGCGACTGCCCGAGGATCGCTTCCTTGATCTTGCTGCTAAACCAGTTCACAAGGTCAAGGAACACCGTGGCGCGGCCCGCGTTCGGTTCCTTGATTTCGATGTCGTACACCTTCTCCGTGCCCGACTGCGGAAGCAGCACGGAGTTGTCGTTGGTCAGGTTGGCTAGGACGTTCTCCATCATGGCGCGGCCAGCGTCCTGCCCAAGCGGGTAGTACCCCACGCGAATGCCCATCGCGTACCGCTCCGCGTAGGTGATCGCGTCCTGAAGGATCTCCTGCTTCGCCAGCCACATAAACCAACAGACATCACGCGCACCTACGCCCCGGTAGATGCTTTCGGTGCTGTTGGGGTCGTTGAAGTCGGGCGCGGCCACGAACACCCGGTGGAGGATGACCGACTTCCGCTCCTCCTCCGTGAAGATATGCACGCGGCTATCGAAGCCGATGTTCTGCTCGTTCGGGCCGTGCGCGCCGTAATCCGCGCCAACGCGCATGGCAAGGTTGCCGCGCTGGTCGTAGGCGAGGGTGTCGGGGTGGAACGGATACCACTCCTTCACGCACACGCCAAAGTTCGCGTGCCGCCCGTACACCACGTTGGCTGCGCTGTTGCCGTACCACACCGCTTCGTGCATCGCCCGCACGAAATCGGAACGGCGGGGAATTGAGTCGTAAATCTTCCCGATGCGTTCGGCCAGCGCGACTAGCCGGGGGTTCTCGTCATCGTCGGCCATGACTGCCCATTCAAGGGAAGCCAGCGTGACTTGCAGGGACCGCAGGACACCTTCGATGTCCGCATCCGCACGCATCATCATCTGATACTGCGGGTTTAGGCGATAGGCAAGGCTGCTGTTCCGCAGCATCTTGTCGGCGGTCGTGAAGAAGGACCGCTGGACTTCGACCGGGGTAGCAAGGGGTGCAGACGGTGCGCGGTCAACCGGGGCCGGGAGTGGCTTGCGGGGCCGCTCGTCCGGTGTCAGCCCGTTCATCAACGGGTTGAGGTTTTGACCGCGCTTCTTGCTCACAGTTCGCCCCTACGTTCAAGGTCAAGCGCGATGGCAACGGCTTGCTTCTGCGGCTTGCCTTCGTCCATCAACTTGCGGATCTTACGCGACACGGCATCGTCGGACGCGCTCACCTTCTCGCCTTCGCGGATGGCGTTCTTGTTCTTCGGCACGCAATTCGGGACGGTCTTGCCGTCCTTCTGCTTGGTCCCAACGGCTTCGTAGCCCTGCCAGCACGCATCGGTAAGCGCGTGACGAGCCTTCGCGCCGGGGCGGGAAGAACGAATCAAGCCTTCCCGCTTCAACTGCGCTATGGAGGCTTCTTGTGCCGCACTATAATACTTGACTTCCGCAATAATCTTCTTCTTCTCATCGAGACTAGTCGCGTCATTCATGCGACGGAACTTGTCACGCGCTTGCTCAAGGAGTTCGGTGACTGCCCGATAGTGAGCAATCATGGATGCCTGTTCGTTAGCCGACTTTGCCATCTTCGCCTTCGCGCCGGGGCGGGCCGCCATGCTCTTTACCCGTCGAATGCGTGAAGTAAGTTCAGCAGGGGTCTTTGCTTCAACAAGCAATTCTGCCTTGCGGATGTAATCGGCCACCATCTTTCGCGCTTCAGCGGCGGGAAGATGTGCAACAGCGGATTCAGCCTCTCCGAGCAGATATCGAATCTTGTTGTCGTTGCTGCCGACATCCGCCATCTTCGCCTTCGCGCCGGGGCGGGACATCTTGAGTTGGCTTTTCATCGCGCCTAGCGCAATCTGATACAACTCGTCGCTACTTGCGTTTGGAAACTGCTTCTTTGCAGTCGCCATAATCTTATTCCACACACGCATCATTTCCGCAATATCGGATGCGATAGACTTGCGGACTTCGGTTTCATTGACTGCCATCGTTGCCTTCGCGCCGGGGCGGGAGAAGCCACTCGTATCAAGCGCGGCAATTACGGCACGCTTGGCCTTTTCTTCGGTTGCGTATGAACGCATACGGCCAAGAATGTCTTCAAACTGGCCAATACCAGTAGATCCGCGCTGCACAACCCACGCCTTCCATCCGCCGTTGGGGTCGCGGGAAATCATTGCTGCCTTGTTCCCCTTGCGGCCAACTTCGGTTGCAAACGCCGCCTTCGCGCCGGGGTGCGCCGCCATGCCAAGCCGTTCCATGATTTCCTTGCGCGTGTCGCTCATAGCGTTTTCGTCCTTGTCAAGTTGTGCGCTCTTGCGCTTTGCCCATGATCGTCCTGCGGCCCCGCCCCACAACAGGAACGAGATATACCCCGCATCATCTTCACCCCCGGTTTCATTCCCAGCGTGACGCGAGAAGAACGAGTGCATCCGCCGAACGGTGTCGGGGGACAGGTTCTTTCGGTTCTTGATGTCGCGTGCGCGGGCAACGCCCACGGCGGTTCCGCCGCGTCCGTGCTTCTCGCGCAGTTCCAACCCACGGGCGGCATTCGATGCCATCTCCTCCGTGGGGGTCAGGTCGATGTCGGCCATGCGCGGATGGTATCCGCCTGCATTGCCCATGCAATGCTTCACGCAAAGAACGGACGCTTGGGGGCACGCGCACCGAACAGTTGTCCTATCGCGTCAGGCCGTTCAATTCTGCCTGCGTTGCGCTCCGTCGCTGTCAGCGAGCCGCGCACGGCTTCCCCGCACAGGTCTACCACCGCGTCCACGGTGTCATCGTGGGAGCCTGCCGGGAACGCCATCATTTCGTCCATGACGGGCTGGAAGGCGGGCAACACCCTGCCGTCGCCCGATTGCGGGAACAGCAATTTGCCCTGCTCAACGAACGGCTGCGCCCCCGCTGCGCGTAGGTGCTTGTCGCTGGACCGCTCCACGGCCAGCATGGGCTGCGTGGTCATGTCGCGGAAGGAGTCGAAGATGCCCTTCTGCGGCCCGTTGGCTTCAGCCAGCACCACGGACGCTCCCCGGCGGGAGAGCAGGGACGCGGCCTGCTTTGCGAACACCGGGAACGCCTCGCGGACGCGCAGAATGTCGGTCAGGTACAGGTTGCGTTGGAAATCCACCTCCCCCACGATGCACACGCTGTAGTCGGGGTCATCGCGTTCCTGCGCCTTCTTGCCATAGCCCCAATCAATCGCGGCAATGGTCCGGGTCACGGCAGGAATCTTTGCCGGGTCGTAGTACCGCACCCATTCAGGGCGGAACACCAGCAGGTCGCTGGACAGGGGGACCAGTTCGTAGGCGCGGGCATAGCCCATCGGTCCCATCGCGCCGCGACGCTTGGCGAGTAGGTCAGGCGTAAATACTTCCGGCCACGGGCTTTGCAGTCCCATGCACGGGCGGCGAAGCAGGGTGCCGTTGCCTTCGCATTCCTTGCGCCAATCGGCGGTCAGGTCATCGACATGGAAGGGGGTTGCGCTGCGCCATACCCGGCTGGGGTGCGGCCCGGACGGGTCCAGCATCGGGAGCCACACGTTCGCTACGGCTTCCTTCACCTGCTCGCGCAGGGCGGGCTGCAACACGGAGTTCCGTAGGTCGCACAAGTCATCGAACCAAATTACGTCGGCGCGTCCGCCCGTTCGCCCGAACACGCCGGAAGCCTGCACGGAGGGGTCACGGCGCGGCCCTAGTCCCGGCGAAACGATGCTCCATGCCGTCACGGTGTCCTCACCCGGCTTCAGGGTGACGTTGGGGAACACGGCTTGGTACGGTCGGCTGCGGATGATGTCGCGGATGAACCGACTGGTAGCCGATGCGGTTTCATCGTTCTGTGAAACGATCTTGAACCGGGCATCGGGTCGGACACCCAACCACCATGCGACGAGATAGGCGTAGGTGCTGGTCTTGGCGTGGCCGCGTGGGATTTCGGCGTACCAGTCAAGTTGGACAAGCGCGTGGTGCAGCATCTCGCGCTGGAGCGCGCTTACGGGCTTCCCGATGCACAGGGCCACGAACGCCGCCGGGTTCTCGCGGGCGGCTTCGACCGCCTGCTGGCGGGTCAGGGCTTGCGCTTGCGCTTTGGGCTTCGGCACGGCTTGGGGGCGGGCTTGACGGGTGCTACAAGCGATTGCGCGACGGCGTTCAGGGTGGCATCGGTGATGCCTTCCACCACCTCCACGCGGTCGGTGGCGGTGCCTGCGTCCAGCCGTTGAATGCGGTCCAGTTGCACGGCTGCGTCTAGCCGATCCCGGCGCAGGGCCATCATGCATTCTGATGCCCGGATGCGGTCCCGCACCGATGCGTTGGGGTCATCAAGGATGCCCTGAAGGGTTTGCGGGATGGTCTTGGATGCGTGGTCGGGCAGTTCCCAGCCGCCGTAGACCGCCTGTTCGATGACGTTCAGGTGCCGCCGTACCGCCTTGCGGGTGGGCGGTTCATCCGAAACCCCCTCCATCCCCCCTGTGTTTGCGTGGTCGGCCATGTCGCCCTCCATCGTAGCAACGTCTTTCAGCGTGGTCCCTTGCGTGGCACGGCGACCAGTTCATACCCGGCGTGTTGCAGCAGGGTGATGGCGGTCGGCAGGGTGGGGATGGTCGCGGACAGGGCTTCCGGGTTGGTCAGGATGCTGTCCACGGTCTTGTGCTGGCACAAGTTCGCGGTAGCGCAGTCTTTGGCGAATGCGTACCGGGTGCGTCCCTGTTCGTGCAGGGCGGCGAGGATCGCCGTCCGCACATCATGCGGCGATTCAATCGGGTGTCTCATGCGTTCATTATACCCCCGCTGCGAGGGGGTTGCAAATAAACCGCCCGCCGGGGTTTCCCCTTCATGGGGTCCACGCGGCGGGCGGGAGACTGCGTGGGGATGGGCCACGCACGAATTGCTGGTGAGTCTACCGGATGGCAAGGCGGGTTCCACGCTCCAGCAGCGCGCAACCGGGGATGGATTCGCCTGCCTCCAACGCCTCGCGGATGGCATCGTTGTTCGCGGTCGTGACGGACACGACGCGCTGGAAGCGTGCGGGCAGTTGGTCGGCTTCGACATCGACGCGCAGGGGAATCTTGCCCCCGTTGCGGACCACGGACAGGCGCACGGTGGCACCGTCGATCCGGGTGCGGCCCGTGGCGGTCATGGCTTCCTTCAGGCGGTCGGCCAGTTGTTCCATCACCTTGTTGTCGATGCTGGCAAGGGTGCGGATGCGGTCGGCTTCGCGTGCGCGTGCTTCGGCGCGTGCCTTCAGTTCAAGGATGACGGCTGCATAGCGTTCCGCCTTCTCCTCTAGGGCGGTGTCCAGTCCCTTCAGGTGTTCGTCCAGCGCGGCCATTGCTTCGGGGGAGTCTGCGCCGCCCTCCAGCATCGCGTCGATGACCGCCTGCATTTCGGATGAGATGGCGTACAGGTTCACGTGGTGGCCTTTCTGATTTGCTCGTTGGTGAGTTGCATGATGGCGAGCATGAGCGCGTACCGCTCCAGTTCCTTCCCAACGTCGCGGGGGTGGGGCGGGGTCTTGGGCTTGGCTTTAGGCTTCGGGGCTTTGCGGTTCGGCATCGGGTTCCAATCTGTCCTTCATGGACGGCCAGTTGTCTTGCTCATAGCAGTTCCATCCACGTTCCTTCGCAATTCGGAACTTTGCTTCCCATTCTGATTCGTACAATTTGCCAGCACTCTCACGTTGCAAATCAACTTGATGGGCAATCGCCAATCGTCTCGCCTCGTCGCGCTCGTTGCGTAGATGTTCGATTTCTGCAGCGGCTTCGACCATGAGCGTGTTGGGTTCCGCACCCGTCAGGTTCCAGTCCACACGTTCCGGCAGGGTGCCGTCCCGGTCGGGATATCGCATATAGATGCGATGGGATCGGTAGTCGCGGAGCCGGGTCACGATGTCGGTCGGTGATGGAAAGGCGTTCATCGAATGTTGTCCTTCCGATATTGCTTGTGCTTTTCGGCCTTCGCTTTATCAAGCCATTTCCGTGCTTCGATCATGCTGTCAGCCAGCCTGTAGGCAACGGTTGCTGCGGAAATCATGTCATCCCAATAGAAGTCCTCATGGGTAGCGGCGTTCCCGCACCATTGTTGTGTGTTTTCAAGCACAAGCCGAAGCATGGCTGCGGCGATTTGATCTCGTTCCTTCACTTTCCATCCTCCTTCTTGAAGCAGTCCCAGCCGCGAGATTCCGCAAACTCCGCTGGGAGCAAGCCGCCCGAAACGAACACGCGATGAGCGATTTCCCGCCTCGCCTCGTCGCGCTCCGCAATCAGGTCTAGCACGACGCGCTCAAGGCGCACAATTTCATCGGCGGCTTCGTCCATTAGGCACGGGGCAAGGCACTCGCGGTTCGTCCGCAAGCGGTTCACGATGTCGGTCATGGCATTCCCTTCATGCTGGCGGGGCGGAGGGTTTTCAGAAGGGAAGGTCATTGGCGTTCACCTCCTCCCCGGTGGGTGCGGGCTGCGCGCAGTTCCGCACGGCGATGAGTTCAAGCGCGTTTCCGTTGCGCCACACCTCAACGATGCGATGCTCGTTCACGGCTTCCTCTAGGCAGTCGGCGTAGCCGTCTACCTTCGTGGACACCCACGCCATGCCGTGATCCGCGCTTTCGACCTGAATCGCGTGCGGGTGTCCGGCTCGGCGGGTCACGCGCCGGACGGTCACTTCGCCGTTGAAGTCATCGGGGAAGCGGTCGGCCTTTGCCGGGGCCGGGGGTGCCGGGGGTGCGGCGGGTGCTGGGGCTGCGCCTTGCGCCTTCTCGGGTTGGAAGGTGGCGCGGGTTGTGCGCTGGCTGCGGGTCGGCGCGGGCATCGGCTTGCGCTCCTCGCGGTCCCGGCGGTCCTCCTCGCCGTCATCGTCGGCGTTGTCGCCTGCGATGCCGCACATTGCCAGCGCGCTGTAACGCCTCATGTACGACGTTGCCGACCCCACGGCTTGCGCGGTGGCGTTGTTCTGCACGGCCACGGATACGTCAGCCGACAGCCATTCGCCGGATGCGTGAATCAGACTTGTGGTGA